CGCAGCTGCTGCAGCCGCCACTGCCAGTCCGGGTCCCACGACTGGAATACCGACCATTGACTTGTAAGCACCGATAGCGGCGGAGAAGGTATCCACATAGCCTTGAGCCATAGCCGAAGCCTTCCAGAGCTTGAAGCCACGTTCTGTGTCCTTGTCCTGTGCTGCAGCCAGATCACCGAAGATCTTGGAGGTGCCGCTGACTGCCTGAAGCTGGTAGTTGGTTCTAATGGTATTTAGAGTCTCCTGTTTCTGCCGCTCGATTTCTTCTTCAGTATAACCAGCTTCCAGCAGCTTTTCTTTCCTCTTATTATAGTATTTTTCTGCTTCCAGAAGCTGCTTGCTGTAGCTGTCACCCATGTTATCGAGATCACGAGAGTAGAACTCGTCCCTGATATCCTGCAGTTCCTGCAGCTTGGCCCGCTCCTCATCCTGGCGCTCCTGGAGCAGTTTGACGTGCCGGGCATCTATCTCGGCAATCTGAGCCTGGATCAACTGCTGCTCTTGTTGAGGCAGGTTCTGCTGTGCCCAGTCATAATACTCTTCCATACTGGCTTTGAGAGCGGCATAGGAATCTACTCCCAGATTCTCCAGATTAGAGAAGTAATCGATCTCAGCTTTGTATCTGGCCTGGACGGCATCCTTCTCTTTGGTAGCAAGTTCATTATCCTGCTGAGTCTTCCAGGTATCGAGGTTCTCCATAGCCTGACGCTCGACTTCACTGCCATCTTGAGTGAACTCCCTGATCAGAGCCAGCCGACGTTGGTATTCAGCTTCAATGCGAGCAGTCTCGGTCTGGCGCAGCCTGGCCAGCTCTTCCATCAGACGTAAAGCTTCTCTGCGTCTGGCTTCTGCCTCTGAGGCTGCAGGACTGGTAGTGTTGCCTCCTTCACCGCCACCACCCTGATCAAAGGTAAGATCAGGCACTTCCAACATGGCCTTGCGATAAGCATCACCCAAGGCTTGAAGATCGTTTTTGGCAGCCTGCAGTTTTCCCGATAAGGCCCCAAACGAGTTGATCGTCCGTTCCAGTTTAAGCCACTCTCCGTCATTACCGAAATAGGAGGCAGGATTGAAGCCCATTGCATTACGGTCACTGGTTAAGAACTCCCAGTCTACTGATGATTTCAACTCCTTTATCCTGGCACTGGCAGCATTGTATTCTGCCCGCCTTTTATCCAGTTCGATCTGCAGTTCTGCCACTCTCTGAACTTGGGCATTATATTTCTCGCCATAGATCTCGGAGATCTTCTTCTGAACCAATGCTTCCGAAGCTGCCCGGAGTGCTGTAGCAAGGTTATTGTAGGCAACTGTCTCCAGATTGATATTACCCAGATACTCCGAGTAGTTATCATTCAAGGACTTGATGACGTTCTTCATCTCTCGTTTGTCTGCGGCAGTTAAAGAAGTGGCAGATCGCAGTTCCAGTAAGCGAGTAGCCAAGAGACTAAACTTCTCGGCTTCGACTGAGACCTGACGCTCCGCATCCTTGATCTCGTCTTTCATGCTTCTCTGAGCGACACTAACCTCATCAGTCTTGGTTGAGGCTGCTGCCAGTCCAAAGCCTAAAGCAGACAAAGCCCCCACAGCAATACCGATGATCCCTGCTACCGGGTTCATAGCTACCTGCAGGGCATGATAGGCTGCTGTCAGAGCCGTTATTGCAGTGGTCACAGTCCCAATTACTGGTATAGCGATTACGATACCTGTCACGAAGCCTTTCATTACAGGAGACAGGCTGTTATAAGCATCCATGAGCAGCTTCAAAACCTTGAGCAGGGGATTGATCAGGGTGGTCAGCATATCGCCCACCGTCTCTTGGATGTCTCCCCAGGCATTGGCATTCTGAAGCCTGAGATCAGCCAGAGCTACCGCTGTCCCGCCATAGTCCTCGCTAAGCTTCTCAACCAGATAAGATACACCTTCTGTCTTGAGACGGGTATCATCAAGCTCAATGCCATATCTACCAAGCATCTCGGTATGTCCATTAAGAGCCCGGCCCATAAGATCAAAGGCGCTTTCAACTGACATCCCGGTGGCTTTGTTGGCTTCTGTAAAGTCCAGCAGTACTGGCACAAGCTGCTGAATCTCATCCTTGTTCAGTTTGAAGGTCTGGGAGAGCTTGGACATCAAAGACAAGAGTTTGTCATCCTCGAAGTTGGTGACTGACTGCATAGAGGATGCAAAGTTGCCCATCTCATCAGCAGCTTCGCCAAAGGCTACCGAAGCCAGGGTCATAGCCTGTCTCTGCCCCAGTGAGGCATCGAGCAGACCGTTCATAGATCTAGCCAGACCGCCTACTACCTGCAGGACTCCATCCACTGCGATCTTCACATCACGAATGGTAGCCAGAGCCTGTTCAGCAGTGATCTTAACGGCAGTTGGTTTCTCCACCGCAGACTGGGTGGACTCTGCCTCCTGCTTGACTTCAGCAAGCTTGAGGCTGGCATCATTGGTGACGAGGATGAGTTTAAAGGTTAGGTCGGGCATTATGCTTTTTTTTAGTTATTGACATTTTATGTGTACGTGCTGTTTTGTGCCAAATCACAAAGGAGTTTATCATGTTACTAAAAGGTGAGTACAAGCATCTAGAAAGTGTGGTGGGACCAAAAACCAAAATTCTGTATCATATTGGGTTTGGAGAATTCCCAGATAAGGATACGCTTATCCCTGAATACCATGCAACGGTTTTCGATCTTAATGGATATCCAATTGATCCTACAAAAAGGATTGTCTTGACTTATAATGAGTACCAAGCATTGCTTGAAGATCCCAAGGAGAAGGACAAGATAGTTAATCAACTCGTAACTCAGTTCGATTTGTAATTTCTTATCAGCAGTTCCGTCTCAGTCTGAAACGCTCCAGACACAGAGTACTGTGTCTCGACTTCCTCAATAATGCAGCCATCATATAGCTGCTTGATGTAAGGATCATTGTTGTAGGATAGCAGGAACTTGCCTTTGATCTGCTTGAGTGTTTCTGCCAGCTCTTCATGCTGGTTGAAGACATCTGCGTCTTCACGCTTGTAGAGGTGTTCCTTGGTATAGTAGGGAGGGTCCAGATAAAAGAAGGTATAAGGATGGTCGAACTTGGCTACTATCTTTTCCCATGGCTGCTTTTCGATGATCACATCGCGTAAGCGTTCCGAGGCTGCTTTAACCTTTTCCAGATTTCTTAAGGGCATATACTTGTAACCATGATTAATGCAGAAGTTCTTGCTTCTTGAGCCATAGCTGCAGGCGAGGTTGTAGTAGAACTTGATCGCTCTTTCCAACTCGGTTCTGGGTTCATGCTTCAGGAAGTTATCGAACATCTCTCTGGAGATTAGATAGTTGTTCAGCTCGGTTACGAATGCTTCCGGGTGGTTCTGGATGTACTTCCAGAAGTTGACCAGATCACCATTGATATCGTTATAGACCTCGGTATAGTAGCTCTTTTTGGAGAGCTGCCAGTCTTCCTTGTTAGCGCTCTTTCCAAATAGTATCCAGGCAGCACCGCCAAAGACTTCGCAGTAGATGTCATGCTTGGGGATAAGCGGCAGAATTTTCTTGCGGAGGATACGCTTGCCGCCTACCCAGGAGATAATGCTGTTCATGAAATCCCCCTGATGTCTCTCGTAGTCTTAGCTTTTGTTTTATCTTTGGTTAAAGCGATTTCCTGATCAGATTCCACGAGATCGAAGTTGGCAATTATCACTTCTTTGAACTCGGACTTGCCTTGCTTGCGGTTGATACCTTTGGTGCGGATAACGTGCTTGATATCATAGCCCTTGTATAGCTTGAGCACTTCCGGGTTATCATCATAGCTGAGGATGAACCGGCCCTTGATCTTCTTGAGCTTGGCACACAGGTCTTCATGGCTGAACTGCTTGGAGTTCTCGTAGGTGTAGCCCTGCATGTAGGGTGGATCGCAATAGAAGAAGTTGGATTTAGTATCATACTTCTCAATTACTTTCTCATAGGAAAGGTTCTCGATAATCACCATATCCAGGCGCTTGTGGAGTTCTTTGATGCGTTCCAAACGGTTATACATACTGGAGACGCCCCGCTTCTGAGAGGTGCCGAAGCTGTCACCCTTGCTGCCGTATGATCTGGTAATTAGGAACATAAATCTGGCAGCCCGCTGTATCTCGGTTAAGCCTTCCTGCTTGAGGATATCGCCAAAGAGCTTGCGGCTGGCGACTAACCAGTCCAGTTCCCTGATCAGCTCATCAGGATGGTATTTTACTTGCAGGAATAGGTTAACCAGACGATTATCGAGATCGTTATAGACTTCCAGCTCTGCCCACTTCTCTTTGTAGAGGAGCATCCAGGCAGCACCACCGAAGGGCTCTATAAACCCGGTAATATCCTTGGGAACGTAGGGAGCGATAACCTTTCGAAGCAGGCGTTTACCGCCTATCCATCCAATCAGTGCATCCATTATGCGTCTCCTTTCGGATCGGTGATACAGAGCCGCAGATACAGCTCAGGGAGGGTGAGGGACTCGAAGTCCTCGTTAGTGAAGCCCAGTTTACGCAGGATCATTTCAAACCTCTCGAAGGGGTATTTGGAGACGCCGTTACCGCTAATCCTAAACTCCCGAGCCAACTTGCGAACCTCTCTTTGTTGGCTCTGATATAGACGAAAAAAACGGAGATATACTCCAGTGCTTCCAGAGCATCCATATCGTCAGGTTCTCTTCCCGAGATGATTTTTATCAGCTCTTTATCGGCTTCCGATTGGCTGATCAGTTCCAGTAGTTCTACCTCACTGACCTTGGCTGCCTGGCCGGAGAGGAAGTCCTCCAGCTTGGCTTTGAGGGTAGCATTTGAGATTGTGAGACAGAGTATTTGCCGCAGCTGGCTGTAGCTGAGTTTGGGTTCTCGCTTCATAGAATAGTCCTTTTTCAGCTGCCGAAGAACATCTTGAGGGCAATGCCCAGAAGCAGGAAGAACTGGGAGGTGGAGACGCTCAAAAGTATCTTCATGTGCGTCTCCACTCTCGCCATTCTGGTCACCAGTGACTTGCTGCTGTCACCATTGCCGTAGATCTCCTCGTGCACACTGTCTATCTTTTCTTTGATTTCAGGTTTACACAGGCAATCCATCTTGGTTCCTTGTTTGTTAAGAGTTTGATTACGAAGTGCTGTTATATCAGACTCCCTCAGGGATATCCTTGAGCAGGTAGATCTTGTTGGAGGTCACCCCTGAGAACTCGGTGGAGATGACTACGTTGAAGAGACCGTCCGCCTCTCCCGACCAGTCAACCGTCCAGCGGAGTCCGGTGAAAATCACTACTCGGTCATAGTCCTTGGATGCCACTACGATAGTGGTGTCCTTGCTCATAAACAGGGTGCTTTCCAGGAAGTTCTTCTGCTTGGTGGATAAGCCGGAGATGTTGAGTTCGACCGTGCTGGTTCTCTTACCCGGAATAGTATAGTTGCGGGTCTTAAGCTTGGATAGCTTGGAGTCCGCCTTACCTGGCTTCTCTGCCAGTTCACCGAGCAGATCGAAGTTGGTGGTCAGTTCCGTCTTGACCGAGCTCTGAGTAGCATACAGCGTATCGATGGAGGTCTGATCATAGGTGCCGATCCCGAAATAGACAAGATCGGCAATCATGACATCCATCAACTTGCGGAAGTCCAAATCGGCTTCGGTCATATTGGAGGGATAAGTGGGCTGCGAAATAGGGTTGGGCATCAGAACACCCCTTTGATCGCCTTGCCGATGCTAAAGAGCCATTTGCGGTTGTGGAATACATATTCGATGGCTCCTCCGATAGTTCCGAAGACCTTGAGAATGACATTGGTCTGCTTAGCCGGGAGGGATTTGGTAGCCCGCTCCACCGCCAACTGTTTCTTGGCATAGTCATCCAGGTCTTTAGTGGCAGGGTTGATCTTGATGTCCTGGATGATGTCCAGGATGATGGCCAGAGCTGAGTTGACCTTGTCTTTTTTGATCAGTTTGCCGGTGGTTCTGGAGATAATCCAGACCACCAGAGCCGAGATCAGACCCAGGAAAAACTCTTGATTAGCTAAGATGAAGTCCATAGATACTCCTTTATTTGGTTATTGTTTAGGTGGTGAGTTTGAACACTTTCACGAAGCCGGGGATATAAGTGATACCAGGACGGATACGGATGTACCAGTGGTACTTCCAATCGCTTCCGTGGTGTTCGACTTTGAGTTCGGCATCGGTTCTGTAGCCGACGATGATGAACTTGGGCAGACCGCCAATGATGTAATCGGCATCCATGAGACGTGGCTTTACAGGAATACCTGCAAAGGAGACGTTGCCTCCTTCCAATAGCAGGCGATCTCCGGCTCCGGTCTCACGCTTGGCGAGCTCGGCCCGGATGCGGATCAGGTCTTTATGAGCCACGTAGAACTTGAAGTTCTCCTGCTCTTCTAACATCTCGTCAGAGAAGACCAGGAGAGCAGCTTCAAAGCGCTTTGCCCAGTCGGTGTAAGTGGTCTTGGAGAGGTTGGTTATGTCAGCGGCTGTGGTAGCCAGTTTGACCACTCCGTCCAGAGCCTTGATCTTGGCAGTGGCAGAAGCCCTGTCACCCTTGAACAGCAATAGACGGATGGCTTTCTCGGTCTTCTTGGCAATGTGGTTCTCCACATATGCCCCGAAGGCATCTTCGCCGTACTTGTCTTTGTAGAATTCAACCACATCACGTCCCAGAGTGAACTCGGCATTGAGTATCCCGGTGGGTACGGAGAGATCGGCAGTCGATACATTCTGAGCTGTAAGTACGCCATCGAGGGAGTTCTTGAAGATAAGATCATCGATCAGGCCTACGTCGATCTTCTCGTCCTTCAGCAGCGGCAGAACCGAAATATCCGAGAGAGTATCACCGGGCTGGCTACCAATCACCTCATCGATAAACAGTGAAGTGGTGTTAGCTGTCAGGATATTCATGGCTTTACCTGAGTCTACATCGGAGATGCCTTTGTAGATCTCACGATGGGAAGCCTTGACCATGATCTTGTTACCATCGATGGTAACCTCTTTGTCCACATTGGAGAGATTAGCATCGGGCTCACCGGGTATGGACTTGGAGATTGCTCTGCTCATAGTGACGGATAAGTCTTTGAGGCTCTTCTCGATGCTGTGGATGGCATCGCCAAGTTGGAGGTTGGGGTTACCCTTCTCCAACTCACTGATCTTCTCAGTGATGTCTGCGATACCCTTCTGCAGCTCGGAGTTGTTGTTGTGCTCAGCTACATTGCGAAGAGAATTGAGCTCGTTCTTGATCTCTGCCAGACTTGCTTCCGCACTGCGGTAGTCATCGGCCCGTCCGTAGATGGATACTCCATTGAACTCGCCCTTCTCGACTTTCTGCCAGAGCTCACTGCCCAGATCTTCGCACTTCAAGACCTGGACCCAGGCTCCCACCTTGGTATCGGGGAAGTGTTCCCGGTCACTGGTCTTGAGGATGTAGTTCTCCACTACGGTGAACTCAGGCACAGGCTGCATATTGTGATTGACGTCACACTTGCCCACCAGGCCATGCTTGGCGAAGTGGTCGCAGGCCTTCTGTATCTCTTCGCGGGTATAGTAGTCGCCCTGTGAGTCGTGGATATTGGGCTCCATCAGAGTGACGTAAAGCCGTCCCTGGGTGCCCTGTGTTTCACTCTTGTACTTGGTAGAGTTGATCTTGTGTTCAAAGCTTCTGCCGTTGGCGTTCTTGACCACAAAGCCCTTCTGATTGGCGGGAGTCATCTCATCGAAGAGAAGCGAGACGAGCTCAACTTCCACGTTGCGGAGTTCTCCCTTGAGAATTGTGCGTTTACGATTCACGCTACCTCCTTTGGTGTTGTTAACTGGTTGATTGTTTATTCTGTTGATTATCATGGTTTGCTAGTTTCCGAAGTTACGATTTTGCATAAAGAGCTGCTCATCAGCAGACTGCAGTACTTCCGTTAGGTTACCGAAGTTGAAGTCCTCCGGCTTTACATTCCAGCCGAAGTCGAAGTTGAATTCGTTTGCCAGAGCCAAGGCCAGGCGGTTCTGGAGCGGTCTGACTACGAACTGGTAGAACATCAGCATATCGCTTCTGTTATCGCCACCGAGCTGACCTGGAATGAGTTGTGAGACGATCCTGGCAGGTACCCTGTGATAGGCGAGGATACCTTCCCTGAGGTCTTTCTTAAGCCCTAAGAAGCCGCCTTCCCGGTCTTGCTGTCTGAGTGGTTCCAGGCGTATCTTCACGTCCCGACTCTCACTTTCAATCAAGACTGTGGAGTGGCTTTTGGCATTGCCTTTGACCTCGGTTAAGGCTTTCTCGATCTCGGTATAAGCATCTGTCAGTACTTCATTGCCCTGCTCATCAGTGACAGTTCCATCTCTAAGCGTGCCACCTTCCACGATCACGAAGTAGTCAATCATGAGGCCGTTCTTGAAGTTGTTGTAATCAAAGGTCTTGATCTCACCCAAGATCTCTATGTTGATGGCTATGGGCAGGCAGGCCAGGCCCCAAGCATTTGATCTGTGAGTGGACTTCTTCACGTGAATGATGTCCTCGTAAGCGAAGTCCTTCTTCTGGTTATTCTTGACCTGGATATAGTTGGGCTTGAAGAAGCCAAACTCGTCATAGTTCTCCACGATCTGCACTTCAGAGGGTAGCATCCGTTCCAGTCCCATCCACTGGCCTTGGGCGTTCCGCATCTTGATCAGGAAGCCATTACCACAGGCCAGATAGAACTTCATCAGCTCTGCCAGGATGGTGGTCTGGTCTTCACAGGCAGGGAACTCGGCAGCTTCCATCCAATCTTTGACCTGTCTGTTCTTGCAGTCAAACTGCATGATAGTAGCCATAGTCAGAGCATCGATGCAACCACTGTGGTACTCGTCTATATCCAGGAGATTGAGCAGAGTACTCATCGAATATGGCTGCGAGACCACTTTCTTAGCCTCAGCAGCTTTAGATATTAACTGTTTACCTATCCTCTGATACTTGGATAGATCTATGGGTTCAGGCTTGTACTTGGTTTCAAGCAGTTCACTTGCGGAGCTGATTGCCAGGTTATAGTTACCCAGTCGCATCACCTTCATGAGCCCGCTCCCGTGCTGGATTTCAACAGGTCGATCTTGGCGATTCTGACCAGTCTGGTACCGTCTATTCTGCTGGTATAATACTCTACACTGGGCAGGTCCCGGTTCATCAGCTTTTGATAGTAAGACCGGAACTTTTCCTTGAGTGAGTATAGCTCTGTGTCAGGATCAGTGACGTTCTGGGCATTGACGATCAGGAAGACTGTCCAGGCAATATCGGTGTCTACATACTGCCGGGAGGTGCCATGTTTGCCAATCTCGGAATCGAGGATCAGGATGGCACAGGGCAGGTTCTTGGGGATATTGTCCTTGTTGTAGAGAATCTCTGCCACTCCAGCAAGATTAAGAGCTTCGGAGATGCAGCTGCGTTCGGCTTGGTACTTATCAAGTGCAGTCACAGGCTCACCTCGATATCATTCAACTGCTGATAGATCCACTGCTCCCGGTTAGCTATGACAGAAGCGAACACATTGCGGGCGGCGATGCCTTCCCGCTTGATCTTACCCCGGATGAGATAGGCGATCTCGGCTACGGTCAGAGCTTTCCCTGTCTCTTTATCAGTCCAAGACAGGTGCTTGCGTTCGACCCAAGCAATGAGGGGAGCGATCGGAGTCCAGGAAGGCATTTTACCGCCTAAAACAAATGGCTCGTGTTTCACGTTCGAGCCAACTCTCAGGATCATGGCAGTATCGGTGGTCTGGAGAAGATAACCGGTATTGCTGTAGAAGTCGCCCTTATCGTAAATCTGCTGTGCCAAAATCTCCTTGCGGGACTCGGCATCAATTACCGAGCCGATCAGGTGCAGGCGGCTTTCCAGAGCGGCATAGATAGCCCGGTAGATCTCTACCATCAGCTCGTCCGGAGAAGTTACATCACGTTCATGCATCAGATCACTCCCACCAGGATAAGGCGAGGCTGTCTGGGCTTGAGTTCGTTCAGTCGATCCAGGCCAGTTTGATTGAGATAGGAACTTAATAGGGTTAGTGCTCTCTGTTCAAGATTGATCTTAAAAGCCTCAATTTCGCTACCCGTGAGCAGTTCGGTAGCGGACTGGTCTAATCCTACGGTCTTGACTATTCCCTCGCCCAGAGTCTTCAAATTGAGAAACTCACAAGTACTGTGCAGCATCAGGAAACAGAACCCAAAACGAAAAGAAATGAGAAGCGGATCTTCTTCCGGCAGATCATCGTGAATGGCATGATCATAGTGTTCCTGCATAACCAGGGAGTGGATCATCTCCATGACCAATCCACGATGCTCCTTGAAGATGCCATTATCACCCATCTCCTTGGGTAGGTTAAGGATAGCGAGCATGGCCTCGGTTTCGACCGGGATAGCTATCACTGACCTTTCCTCATCATCTCTGAGAGCTCTATTGCTCTCTTTCCCACCTGCTTCGCCCACTTGGAAGCCAGCATTCCATTGGCAGCCCGTTCCCAGTCTCCAGCAGCAATAAAAGCCAGAGTGTTCTTAAACTCCAGTAGTCCCTTGATGCCGAGATTGAAGCACATATTGAGCAGCACCGACTTACGAACATCATCCAAGCCATTGTATATCTCCGGAATCTCATCCAGCAACTGCTTTTCACAGTTCTGGATATCATTCTCCAAGAGTACATAAGCTTCTTTCTGGGAAATGCCACGGTCATCGAGATTGCGTCCGATACCAATGGTCAGTTTACCTGCAGTACAGCGATATGGCTTCAGCCGTAGACCCTCATGTCTGACTAACTGAGCTTTGATTCGGTTCATCAACGCTTCGGTCATGCTATCTCCTTGTTCCAGATGTGATCATTGATCCGGAGCCAGGAAAGCACTAACCTGTATGTTGACAAATCAGGATAAGCAAGGATAACAATGATTTTATGGTTGACAATTATGGCTTATGATAAACAATTGAAAAAAACTGATTTGATAGTGAGGGATATGTGAAAAAGACCATACAAGACATAAATCAGTTACTTGCCTCTGGTGCCTTCAAGGATGAACAGCATATACGTTTCTCCTTGGTAGGTAGAATATGCCAGTCATTGGGATGGAACATCTGGAACCCTGAAGAGTTTTATACAGAATATCCAGTTAAGAGATACCCACCTCAGGATGTGACAACAGAGCTTCGAGGGAGAGTAGACGTTGCGTTGATATTACCAGAAAAACGCTCTGAAATTGCGGAAGTTTTTATTGAAGTTAAAACTCCTTATAGGCTGCAGAGCGAGCTTTTATCTGGGGAGACACAGCTTAAAAGATACAATTGGTGTGACAAATCGGCTATTAGTATTCTGACCGATGGGATTATCTGGCGATTTTATTTACCGTCTCTTGGAGGAGCCTTCGAAGACAGTCTTTTTAGTGAAGTAAATCTACTTGAAGATGACTTAGAGTCTGTTTGCATTGTATTTGATCAAGTTCTTAAAAGAGATAACTTTAGGAAACAAGCTGTAGAATCTGCTGAAGCCATTTTTGAAGAAATTGCCAGAATTAAAAAACTTAGTCTTGTTAAAAGTGAAGCAGTGGAAATAGCAAATAAAACAGGCATGCATAAATTCACAATTGCATCCCAACTATTAAAGAATCAATATGCATGCGAGATGGCTGAATCCGAAATAGCGAGTTTGTGGGATAAAAAAATACCCAAAGTAACACAAGCTCCAACAGTAGCTATTCAGCCTGTTCCGCAAGGAAACAAAGGAACAACGAAGGAACAGACTAAACCAGGTGAGGTTGACTTCACAGTGTTACAGAATTACAGTTACAAATCAGCAAGGGTAGTTGTAGTTGGTGGCATAACCACTCCAGTAAAACACTGGTGGGAGATTAAGAAGCATGTTTTCAACTATTTGCTTGAGAAGAATCCTGCGCTTGCCTCATCAGATAGCCTAGCGCTATTTGCGAAAAAGACTGATAGTAGGGATATAAGATTGATAAATGGTATGTATTCAAGAGGAAGAATGTCGGCGACGGACATTGTAAAGCAATGTAGAGCAGTTATGAAAATTGCGGGATATGAACCATTTAAAGATCTACAGGTAGGCTACGTTGAATCTGAACGTAAAAGGAAAGGTCTATGAGTCAGTCCCATTCTCAAATTGCATCTTTCATTTGGAGCATATGCAATCTCCTGCGCGGCCCCTACAAACGCAACGAATACCGCAAGGTTATTCTGCCTTTCACGGTGCTCAGGCGCTTTGACTGCATCCTGGCACCCACCAAAGACAAAGTGTTGGCAGAGCTTCCTCATCTCTACGGTAAATCGGATAACATAATCTCCGAAAGCTTGATCAGGATCACGGGTGTTCACTTTTTCAACAAATCCAAGCTGGACATGAAGAAGTTGCTGGATGATACAGAGAATATTGCTATAAACTTACAGTCCTATATCAACGACTTCTCGCCTAATGTGCAGAAGATAATAGAGTACTTTGCCTTCTCGGAGCAGATTGCTCGTCTGCAGGATGCGAACTTACTTTATATGGTGCTGCAACGCTTCGTAACGGATGAGCTTGATCTCAGCCCCCAAGCTGTGGATAACATACAGATGGGGCTTGTCTTTGAGGAATTGATCCGCATTGGGGCAGAACAATCCAATGAGGAAGCTGGAGAACATTTCACACCTCGGGAAGTGATCAAACTGATGGTGAATCTGCTGCTCAGTCCTGAAGCCGACCTTGCCAAAAGCCATGTCGTAAAAACTATCTTTGACCCAGCTTGCGGAACCGGAGGGATGCTAACAGCCGCCGAAACCTATATCAAAGAACTGAACCGGGATGCCAAACCTCACCTATATGGTCAGGATTGGAATAAAGAATCTTATGCTATATGTTGTTCGGACATGCTGATCAAAGGTGAAGATGCTAAAATACACTACGGCTGCTCCTTCGAGCAGGATGGCTTTTCTACAGACAAGTTTGATTATATGCTTGCCAATCCTCCTTTTGGTGTAGAATGGAAAAAACAGCAGAAAACCATCACCGATGAGCACGAAAAGCTTGGCTTCAACGGCCGTTTCGGGGCTGGCTTACCTCGCATTAATGATGGTTCCCTGCTATTCTTGATGCACATGATCTCCAAAATGCGCTCTGTGGAGGAAGGTGGAAGCAGAATAGCAATAGTCTTCAACGGCTCTCCTCTCTTTACCGGTGATGCGGGTAGCGGTGAAAGCAACATCCGTAAATGGATCATCGAAAACGACTGGCTGGAAGCCATTATTGCCTTGCCCGATCAGCTTTTTTACAATACCGGAATCAGCACATACATCTGGATAATCACCAATAAAAAAGAAACCCATCGCCGTGGCAAGATCCAACTTATCGATGCCCGCCAGTTTTATCATAAGATGCGCAAAAGCTTAGGCAACAAACGCAATATTATCGGTGATGGGGATGATGGCAGATTTGACCACATTAGCTTGATTACCAAGATTCACAGTGATTTCATCCACAATCAGGAACTAGAATTCACCTGCAATGGTGATACTCAAAGAGCTATTGTCAGCAAGATCTTTGACAACGAGGACTTTGGTTACCAGAAGATTACTGTGGAGCGTCCACTGCGCCTGAACTTCCAGGCGTCTTCAGAACGCATAGCTTTATTGGATAGTATAACTGCCTTTGCCAAGCTTGCTGAAAGTAAGAAGAAAGACCCCAAGGAACACATGCTGGAAATAGAAACGGGTAAAGCTTTACAACAGAAGATTAAGGCTACACTGAGTAGCATGGATGGGAGCATAATCTACAGGAATAGGGAGCAATTTCAAAAAGCACTCAAGCAAGCACTATCCCAAGCTAATCTCAGCTTGGGCACTACGGAATTCAAAGCTATCCTGGAAGCCCTCTCCGAGCGCGATGAAAACGCGGATTTATGCACCGATTCCAAGGGCAGGCCGGAACCTGATACCGAACTGCGTGACACGGAGAATGTCCCTCTGAAAGAAGACATCGACACTTACTTTAAAAGAGAAGTGTTGCCCAATGTTCCAGATGCCTGGATCGATTATTCTAAGACCAAAATTGGCTATGAGATTCCGCTTAACCGCTATTTCTATGTTTACCAGCCACCCCGCTCCCTGGATGAGATCGAAGCGGATATGAAAGCTCTTGAACAGGAAATATCAGTGCTCTTAGGAGGTTTTTAGTTTGATATGCTAATTGACATTATCACTGAAATCGGTAACCTGATAAAAGACAACCTAGGTAACATCATAACTTTGGGGGCATTGTACGTAGCATACCGAGCACTAATGATTTCAACAAAGTCCTTCAATGAGCACAATAGGCCATATATCACTGCTAATATTGAGAAAGGCGATTCACCCTATCACTTGTATTTGATTATCAGAAACGATGGTATTAGAGGGGCTCAGGACGTTCGAATAAAATTTGATCCACCCCTAGAATCTCAGGTGTTTAAGAATCAGCCTGAAATCAATAAGATCGTAGAGCGCAATTATGCCTTCATCTCTCCGCAGCAAATGATAAAAACAACATTCGATATTACCCTTCACAGGTTCGCAGAAGGTATCGAATGTGAAAACAAGATCAATATCGACATAACATACAAATATGCAAAGAGAACCTTTAAAGATACCTATCTTATCGATATAGATTATATCAGACACCTGGTCGGCCCCAGCGAAAGTGATGTAAAAAAAGGTCTAGAACAACTCGATAAAACCCTGGATAAACTGGTCAGGAACACGACAAGGATAGCTGAGAGCGTTAAGAATGATGCAAAATAAATACAAGTATAAAGATAGCGGGATCGAATGGTTGGGTGAAGTGCCAGTGGGATGGGAGTTATTAAAACTGAAATACTGTTCTGATGTGATTATGGGGCAATCCCCAAGTTCTGATGATTATTCTGATGATGATAGTGGCATGCTTCCCTTTCTCCAAGGCAATGCAGATTTTACAGCAAGATACCCAATACCAAGAGTCTATTGCGATAGTGCAAATAAAATAATACCTAAGGGATCGATTTTAGTATCAGTGCGAGCCCCAGTAGGGGCTCTTAACGAAGCGGATCAAAATTACGGAATAGGCAGAGGCTTATGTGCATTAGTTCTAAAGTCAATTCTGATGAAGGAATATGCTTGGTACCAATTACACGTGACAAGAATGGAACTTAATAGCCTTGCCACTGGATCAACATATGATGCTGTATCAGTTGATGAAGTAACTGATATGACAGTTCTTGTTCCTCAATTTGCAGAGCAGCAAGCAATCGCTGCCTACCTCGACCGGGAGACTGCCCGGATAGATGCTTTGATCCAAAAGAAAGAGCGGATGATTGGACTGCTGAAAGAAAAGCGTATCGCCCTTATTACCCATGCCGTCACCAAAGGGCTGAACCCCAATGTCCCTATGAAAGAATCCGGAATTGAGTGGCTGGGAGAGGTGCCGGAGCATTGGGATGTTAAAAGGTTGAAATACGTGTCATCTTGTAATGATGAATCGCTCCCTGAAACCACAGATCCGGATTATGAGATGCTGTATGTTGATATTAGTAGCGTTTCAAGAATTAAAGGAATAACAGCTAAAGAAGAAATGAGTTTTGAGAGTGCTCCGTTTAGAGCAAGGAGAAGAGTTAAAGATGGTGACACAATTATTTCCACAGTAAGGACATATCTAAGAGCCATTGCACCAATAGAGAATGCAGAAGATAACCTTATTGTCTCAACCGGATTTGCTGTTATAAGACCTGTAAGCATATATCCCGGTTACCTTTCTCTATTTATACAATCCCACTTTGTAGTTGAATCAATTGTGGCAAGGTCAGTAGGAGTGAGCTATCCTGCGATAAACGCTAGCAATATTGGGGGTATCCGTATTACGATTCCACCAATATGCGAGCAACGCGATATTGTTGACAAAGTTCATGAAACGACTTTACAGATAGATGCATTACAGTATAAAATCGAACAATCCATCATCATTCTCCGCGAATACCGCGCTTCTCTCATTTACCATGCCGTCACCGGTAAAATAGATTTGCGAGATTATGATGCACAAGTACAATGAACAAACCTTTGAAGCCTATATCGAGTCCGTTATGCAAGACAAATGGACGAGCGTAGCCAATACTGCCTTTGACGCCGCTAACGCTCTCTTCCCAGAACAAGTAATCGCCTTTATCAGCCGGAGCCAGCCCATTCTCTGGACAGAACTGGAAAAGCTGAATGGTGATCTCCTGCCTCAGCAGCTCATCAAAGCTCTGGTCAAGGAACGACTCAGTAAGGGCACGCTACACATCCTGCGGCATGGCTTCAAGTTTCAGGGCAAAACCCTCAAACTTGCTTACTTCCGTCCTGCTCATAGTATGAGTCGGGAGGCGAAAGCACTCTACCAGTGTAATACTTACCAGGTTTGCCGCCAGGTCTTTTACCATCCAGACAAGAATCAATCCATAGATATGGTCTTGGCGATCAATGGCATTCCGGTAGTCACCCTCGAGCTGAAGAATCCTGGCACCGGGCAAAATGTAAAGCATGCTATAAAGCAATACCAGGATGACAGAGACCCTTCCGCGCCGCTTTTGAGTTATAAAACGGGAGCACTGGTGCACTTTGCCGTGGATACCGATGAAGTGTATATGACTACGCACCTGGATAAGCGCCAGACCTTCTTTTTGCCATTCAACCGGGGCAGCAACCCTCAAAGTATCGACTGTGGCAAAGGGAATCCAATCCATCCTTCCGGGCACAGGACAGCCTATCTGTGGGAAGAGGTGCTGCAGCCGGATAGCCTGTTGGAGATCGTGGGAAGCTTCATCTTTATCGAGAATGTTGGTAAAAGGGATGAGCGCGTCATCTTTCCACGTTACCACCAATTGGATGCCGTCCGCAAGCTCTTGGCACAGGTAAAAAGAGATCAGACAGGCAAGAACTACCTGATCCAGCACAGCGCCGGAAGCGGCAAGACGAATAGCATCTCTTGGCTGGCGCACCGCCTGACAAACCTGCACACTGAGGAAGATAAGCTGATCTTTGACTGCGTGATCGTGATCACCGATAGAGTAGTCTTGGACCGGCAGTTGCAGGATGCAATTTATCAGATCGAGCATGCCACGGGCGTGGTTGCTCCGATCAAAGAAGGCAGTAAGCAGCTTGCCAACGCTCTGGTAGACGGCACCAAGATCGTAATCACCACCCTGCAGAAGTTTCCCTTTATCTTGCGTGGGCTCTTGCACATCGCCGGAGCCAAGGACACGGACATGCCGGATGAAGCGGCTTTGCTCAAATCCAAAGCATGGCAAAAGAAGATTGCTGGCAGAAAATATGCCATCATCGTGGATGAGGCGCACAGCAGCCAGACCGGCGAAGCGGCCCGAGGTATGAAACAGATTTTGGGCGCCAAAGCAGTCACAGCCGATAGTGTTGAGGATTGGCAGGATGAACTGAACCTGGTGATGGAGTCCAGAGGACAACAACCCAATCTCAGCTTCTTTGCCTTCACAGCCACACCCAAGGGCAAGACCATAGAGCTTTTTGGCACAGGAGGCAGGGCCTTTCACAGTTACACTATGCGCCAGGCTATCGAAGAGGGCTTCATCCTGGATGTTCTGCAACGCTACACTACTTATAGCACTTATTTCAAGATGATTAAAAAGACTGCGGATGATCCCTGTATGCCCGCCAAAAAGGCAGCCATAAAGCTCTGCAAGTTCATGCGACTGCATCCCCGTAATGTGAGCCAGAAAACGGAGATCATTGTTGAGCATTACAGAAGCTGCATCATGCCACTGATCGGGGGCAGAGCTAAGGCTATGGTGGTGACGGACAGCCGTTTGCAGGCGGTCCGCTATATGCTGGCCTTTCAAAAGTACTTAAGTGAGCATCACTATACTGATGTGCATCCGCTGGTGGCATTCAGCGGTACAGTGATAGATCCTGAAACTGATTTGGAATACACTGAACCTGGGATGAACATCGATTACAAGAATGGAAAGCACATCTCTGAGACCCAACTTAAGGATCGCTTTGGCAGTGAGGACTATCAGATCCTGCTTGTTGCCAATAAGTACCAGACCGGTTATGATCAACCCCTGCTCTGCGCCATGTATGTGGATAAACGCCTTGATGGTGTACAGGCAGTACAGACACTATCCCGTTTGAACAGGATATATCCCGGCAAGGAAACTCCCTTTGTGCTGGACTTCGTGAACAAAGCTGAGGATATTCTGGCAGCCTTTAAGCCCTATTATACTGTAACAGAACTTGAATCAGAATCCGATCCTACCCATCTGGAAGAGCTCAAACATGAACTAAACCAAATGCAAATTTACGATTGGAAGGAAGTAGAGGAATTTGCCAAAGTTTTTTACAAACCCCTAGGGCAGCAGAAACGCGGAGATCATGCGGCTCTGCAAAAACATCTACAGAGTGCTGTGGAGCGCTATAAACAGCTTGAGCATGACGAGGATAGGGATAAATTCCGCGATAAGCTGAAAGCTTATGTGCGGCTCTATGCATTTGTGACACAGCTTATCAGCTATACCGACCAAGAACAGGAGATGCTCTATAGCTTTGGCAGGTTTCTGCTCCCGCACATCCATCCTAGCGACAGTCGGGATGCTTATCCGGAGAAAGATGTGGAACTGCAGTATTATCGCTTGCAGAAGGTGATGGAAGGATCCATCGATTTGTCTGATGGCGAAGAGGTTAAAGTTAAGTCCCCAACTGATACAGGCACTCGTAAAGCCCAGGAAGAGGATAAGCCCTTATCCGAGATAATCGAAACCTTGAACGAGCGCTTTGGCACGGACTTCAGCGAAGCGGACAGACTTTTCTTTGAACAAATCAAAGAGACAGCCTTGCAGGATGAGGGTGTGCTTAAGACTGCAGCAGCCAATCCCCTGGATAAGTTTGAACTAGGTATTGAGCAGATCATCAAAGACATTATGATGAAACGGCTGAAGGAGAACGACAAGATTGTAACTCGGTATATGGATGATGAGAAGTTTCAAAGTGTTATATTCAAGATATTAGCTAAAGAAATTCATATGTTAGTTACTGAGAAAATGGATAATGGATTAAGAACATAAATTCCGGAGGATTTATGGAATACGCAAATGATGATCTTATAAAGCGCTCGTTGTTATATGGTGCTAGAATCAGGTTTTCATATACCGGGGCAACAATAAGGAATAAAGCAATACAAAGAATAATCGAACAAGTTATGGCCTCATCTGATGATACATGGATATCTGAGACAAAAATTCAGCAGACTATTACATTGAGTGGAGATACTCCAATTTTACGCACTTCAGAAGTAACAATTGGGTTAAATTCGCTTGTATTAGAGCAAAGAGTAGATAAAGTAGTACAACAACCTGAGACACTATATCGCTTGCATGATGATATAGCTTCATCTGTAAAACTCTCATTAAGCAATGCTGGTGAGCTTTGGGACGAAATTGTAAAGCAAATCTTCAATACCACACAGAGGACACATGATGTTTATAAGTGTGGTTTTATTCATCTTTTATGTAGAGTGTTCTCTGTATTGAGTGAAAGTAACGTCAGATTTCTATCTAGATTACGTGGTGGACAAGAAGTAGCGGATAGCACTTTCTTGATAAAATGCATAACAGAAACTTGTGATGTGTTTGACTTTCCTGATCAGGAAACCTTCATATATGGGGTAAAGGGGTTTTTTAGGGACTCAAACCCTAAATATGATACATTGAAATGGAACATGTCACAGAATTTCTATATTGTTAAAGCACTTGGAATAGATACATCAGACTTGTTATCGCCGTCAGTGTTTAAAGATTGCTCTTTCTACTGTGACACGAATGTACTAATCAAGGGATTAACCCCAGTACCGAAATATAAGGGCAGTTTAATTGAGTTATCAAAGGCCTGTAAGGATATTGGCATTAGCCTTTATGTAGCCAGAAATACTCTAATTGAGCTTGATAGAGTACTTGAGTTCCATGCCTCATTGCTTAGAGAAAACATTGGTAAGGTACCTCAAGCAACTCTCCCAAAGGTTCATGATTTCTTGCTTGAAGCTTATCTCAGCGAAAAAAGTAAGAATCCCGAACTAACGGAAGAAAATATAGTTAGCTACTTTACAGAGCCCATCATAAAATTGAGAGAGTTTTGTGATATAAATGAAGTAGATGACGTATGGTTTGATGAAGCTTATAAAGAAGCAGAAACTACAACCGTAGCAACCTCGATTATTGCACATTGCCTAGAAACGAGAGGTAGACACAAATCAAAAAATGCCGCCATGCATGATGCTGTATTAGTAAGATGGATAGCTAAAGAAAACTCAGAATCGAACAAATCATGGATAGTAACTCACGATCTTACTCTTGCTGAGTGGAACACAAATCAGAACATTCAAGGCATCAATGTAATAACTATAGATGCTTTATTACAATGGATGACCCCAATCTCTATGCAATCGAATAATGATGATACTATGGCACATATTTTTTCATCTGCTTTGTCAGAGCAACTTCTACCTGTAGAGAATTTTATTACTTTACAGGATTTTCAAGTTTTTGATGATATGGGTATTGAAACCCAACAACTACCTCCTGACGATGTCGAGGCTTGTATTAGAGATATTAGGATGAATTGTTCAACTTGTGACCCGTCTAAAGCTGAAGATAGAGAAAAGATTGGACATATTATTCAGAGATTTTTCGCCGATCCAGGGACAAAATATAAAGTAGCTATATCAGAGCTACAAAACAAGGTGAATGAGCAAAACAATAACATCATGGCTGAGATCAAAAACAGACAGAGAGCTGAACAAAAAGCAGAAGATGCAATTAAAAAAACGAAGGAACTAGAAGAGCAGGTAAGGGATAAAGACGAAGAATTAATATCATCGAATAAACGCATCGACAAACTCGAAAAGGACATTGAGTCGCTGTCTACACGAAACAATCTTAATCAAAGTAAGATAAAACTGATTGTACGGGGAATCTTATGTGCCATGTTGTTATTAGCTATTGAATTTATTGTTTGCGTTCTGATCTTAAAGTTTGGAGAAGGTTCAAATTGGTTCGTAAAGATCACAAACAATTGGGCATGGGTTGCTGGAGGTTTAGCTGCTTCTGTTATGATTTCGCGTATAATAATCGGAAAAGAAGGGATACAACTGATAAAACATTGGAAAGGGGAATAGGTAGCTGCTAAGAGCCTAATACAATATGGAAGTCGTTCTACACTTCCAATGAAACGGCGGGAACGGAGTGTGTGCTCCTGAGACACCGACAGGGTTCATTTCTGAGTCGTATTCGATCTGATCGTCCTTGATCCAAGGTGCCAGTGCTTTGATATAGTCTCTGGCATCATCCAGGTTGTTCGACTTGGTATCCAGAGCCATGAGATTGTCCATAACTTCGAGAGCATCGTTTAATGGATAGATCTTATCCTGGGCTGCAAGAGCCCGGCAGATGTCACTGGTTCTGTCATCCAGGATCACAATGAGCTTGTAGTATCTGGCTTTGGCTTTTTTGTATCCTTGCAGCCTTCCGAACTCTCTTATTCTCAGGGCAGTATGCTCTGCCAACCCCTGCCAGTAATGGGATGAGCGATTGGCGAGGTCATTGAACTGGTCTTTTAGGGTATCTGCAAGCATCTCTTTGGTGTAGCCTTGTTCGATGGCTTTGGAGAGGGTGTCTGCGAAGTTCTGCCTGACATCAGCTTCAAAGTGATTCCCGATCCAGAACAGCTGCTGTTTCTGGATAGTAGATGAGAGATGCTGATCTTCAATACCCCAGAGTCCGATACTGGTCTTGGTGGGTGCTTGCACTTGGACATCTTTCAATCCAAGTCGCACACAGCGGTCAATTATTGCTTTGGTGGGCTCATTGACGAGGGCTGCGAAGTCATCTCCCAACTGGGTATTGATGATACCCATAAGCTTATCAATAGAGTTTTGATTGAGCTTTTCTGTTCTTGGCATATCACTCAACATTTGGATGGCAAGCCTGGCAGCATCCTTGATCTCGGTTTTCCAGGCATTATTAAGGACCCGGTAATACTCCAACATGAGATTATCGTAGTAGTTCATCAGAAACTGAACCTCCGGACTTTCACTCTGTTCCTGCCAATATCGTATTCAGAGAAGCGTTCCAGACAGCCAGCTAGAGCATCACAGCCATCGATATAGCCATCAGGATAGGTAAGGAACTGGCTTATTAGAGTAGGCGTATCCTGTCCCTCCGGGAAGAGCACCTTGGCGGTCTCGATGATGGTCTCGGTTCTCTCGATGCGGAGGTTCTTATTGTCTTTGTTGTCTATGCGCTTGATTCTGTGACTTATAGGTGGCAGATGATTATCCTGTGCCCATCTGTCAAAGTCAGCCAAGATGCGTCCCTGTCCATAGGTGGTCTCACAGGCAGCTCTGGCTTTCACTCTGTATATTCTATCCAGCTCTTGATAGGCATCGTAGTAGTATCGGAAGAACTTGGTATTCTCAGTTTGACGTATCCAGACATGGATTACATAGAAGCGGTTACCATCATAGCCTATGGAGATGATGGCTTTGAAACAGCCTTTCTCTCCCCAAGCAGGATCTGCATAAAGCCAGACCCGCTTCATCTGAGATGGCTCAGGCAGAGATCGATACTTAGTGAACCAGTGGTTCTTGAAGATGTTACCTTCGATAATCGGCTGTCCCAGCATCTCTCTCTGATAACCTGTCATCCCAAACTTGGCTCGTAAGTTTGGAAGTGTAGCAGTGGGGTACTGAGCCTCCCAAGTGGACTTACCATGCTGATCTTCAAGAGAGAAGCGCAAAATCGATTTCTGATGCGTTTTCAATACCAACTGACATCCCAAGTCCCAATCGGGATTATCAGCCCGCATTTCGCTTATGATGAGCTCCTGAAACTGGCAGATGGCATAGTTGGGATGCACCAGGTTACCGAGCCAGATGATTCTACCGCCACCCTCGGGTGCCAGTGCCCCGGCAAGTTCCTGGGAGATCTTCTCCATGCGTCTCTTGCCGATGGATTGGTTGCCCATGTTCTCTTCTTTATCGATATCATCACAGACAATCAATCCCGGTCGTTTAGCTGTCTTGGGATTGATGGTTCCCCGATGAGACTGTTTTATGCTTCTGGCTCGTATCCTGGCTTTATTCTTGAGATAGAAGTCCAGATCGAATGAGTCCACAGGCTGCAGCTCCGGATAATCTATGGTGAGCCGCTTATTGTTCTGTAGCTCATGAAGTGTAAACGCTGTCCGTTCCTGTGCCAGATCTATGTCTGCGGCAGTATGGATCACATAGCGTTCGCCTTTGATGATCATCCAGATGGGATAGACCACTCCCATGAGCACCGTTTTGCCCAGCCCACGAAAACCGGTGATGGCGATGATGCCTGAGCCCTTATCAGTCTCATCGAACATAGTCTCATGCGCTGGGCAAAAAGGTAGTGGGAAGATGTGGGGAAAGTAGGTATGGCAGAAGAATGAGAAAGCATCCCAACCTGATCCAGTGGTTCGTCTTATCCTTTCTGCCTTGGCTTCGGGATTATCGTCTATAAAAGGCAAGACGGAGATCGTTTTGGATGCGATCTCCGCCAGTGCTTTGTTATGCCGCTGAATGAACTTCTTAGGCATAACCGGGTAACCCCCCGACGCCCAGGGGGAAGGGCGTCGGGGACCCGGAGGTCGGAGGACTGACCAGTTCGGGCTGTTGGCTTGGAGGGTATGTAGGGTCTGTAGGCTTAGGCTGGGGAGGCCTTATGTAGGATGCATAAAAGCTAACCATTTCTTACTCTCAGATATTCTGCCAGATCGTGCAGAATGCTTTGGAACTGCTTAAGCAAGGTCTCATGCCCTTTCTCGATCATGAAGTCGGTCACCTGATCCAGGAACTTGACGATGTAGTCGTTCAGTTCTTTAGATGGTTGCCGATCCTTTTGATCCTGTTTCATCATGCTCACCAGGCTCTGGATGGCAGTATCGGCAGGGTTCTTGGCATACTCCCGGAGCGCTTGAATAAGTGCCTTCTTGCGGGCAATGGCGATCTCATGGTCGAGTTGGTTCTCTTCTTTGAAGAGCTCGTCCCACTTGCCGCTCTTGATCCACTTACGGACGGTGATGTCCGAGACACCGAAGATCACCGCCAGCTCCAGCGGATCGGTCTTGCCGTTCAGATAGGCTTCTTTGCAGTTGTCCCGCTTGATACGGAACTCACGGCTGTTACTCATACTCAGGGCGTACCTTGTGCTTCAGCAGATAGAGGTTAAGGTCTTTACCGGAGCAGCGCAGCTGTCCGTTTTCTTTAGTTCTAAACGCGGGCAGAGGATCGAGGATGTCCCTGATCCAGCGGTAGACGCTGGAACGGTCGACCTTGAGGATATCGGCTATCTCATCAGTGCGGTAGGTGCGTTCATCTTTGAAGATGCTCATCGTATTCACTTCCTCTGCAGTATTGGTATTCATAGGTGCCATTATTCATTCTCCTGTATTTCTTTCAATTCGGTTTGCATAAGGATGCCACTCTTTTTCAGAGGGCAGGAAAGTTGAGGACGATCTGGCGGTACTGCCCTGACTCGTCACGTTCATAGAAGTTGATGTACTGCTTGGTGGATACCACTTGAATGGCCTGGTCGATCAGTTCCATAGCTTCCTTCCAGGTTTTATCCTTGATGTTGTAGCGGCGCAGACGCAGGATGCGGTACTTGGCGATCTCGCCTTTCTTATCGACCTGGAAGGCTTCACTGATGATGGCTCGGAGGTTAACGTTGGAGTCGGCGGACCATTCTTTGATACACTCGTCTATCTTCTGTTTGGCGAGTTGGAGTTCGATCCCGAACTGGATGCGTTCCTTGAACCTGATCTCGACCCGGTACTTGCCGTCAAAGCTGTTGAGGACAGCATTGCCCTTCCAATCAAGTCCGTTCTTCTCAGCTACCTGCTGTAGATAAAGCTCCACATCCTCAAAGAACTGGTTCTTGTCAGCTACTATGCGGTCATGCAGCTTGATAGCCCGGTTGATAGTCTTGGTTACGATGTAGTCCTGCTTGAGAATTTCCGGCCTGATGATCGAGACCGGGATGCTCTGTCCGTTAGCGTCAACTTTGGTGGGAATAGGCTTCTTAGCCTTGGGGGTTTTGGGGGTGTCCATTAGATGTCTCCTTGTTGGTTGTATTTTTGGCTTTCTTTTCATTCTGTTTGATGTAGTTCTGCAGCATAGCTATAACCGCTCTGCGTTGATTCTTGTTGAGCAGATTCCAGTGAGTTTTGGAATAGTGACTTATCATGAATGCCCGCAACTGGGACTCGGTCCAGCCCGCAGTCTTCATGAGATAGAACATATACTTGCCCTGAGCGTCAAAGGTAAAAGCCTGGGGTCTGCCATGCTTACGGTACTTGAGCAGGAGTGCCTTCAACTCAGTTAAGCGATCTTCTGGCAAAGCCCGGAGCGACTCGCCATAGCCCAGGCCCTTGATGATGAACCTGAAAGCATCGAGCGGCCAGTGGAACTTCTTTACCCGGAGGGCATGAATTTCCTGACGTAGTTTCCGTTCCCGCTGTTCCTGAGTCATAGAATGCCCTCGCTCTTTACTTGGGGTTAGTGGTTTGAGTAGTTTTCTTACTGCGGCTTTTGGGTTGGATGCCGCACTCGGCCCGCTTCTCTCTAATGATGCCTTTCTTGATCACGGAACCGACTTTGAAGACCATGCCTATGTCCTTGGTATAGTATCCTGACTTGCGGATACCCACCGCATCGACTGAGATCAGAGCTTCCAGGTAGAGATAAGCCCACTGGCGGCTGCGCTGCATCTTGGCAGCCAACTGTCTGACGCTCTTAATCCGGCTCAGTTCAAGCATTAAGCAGATATCCTGGCAGGCTTTGAGATCGAATGTCCAGTTGCCGCAGTGGATGGTTGATACCTTGGCAGCATATCGGCCCCGGTTGGTTACATAGATATCCTCGTATTTGGATATCTTACGGATCACATTGTCTGCGATGAGCTGATTAAGGCGTTCCTGAACCGCATCCCGGTCTACTCCGGTACATTCACAGATCAGATCTATGTTGAAGTAGCTGACGGAGCGGTCTACGAAGCGGTCGATCAGAATGTCTTGCCCGTTCATAATGCCCCTTGGATATGGTTCATGGCCTGGATGAGATTGATTTTACCGCTGGATTCAAGCATGTGCATGATCTTGATGGCTTTCCTAAGGTTCCCGGCTGCGTTAAAGTGGATATAGTTGACCAGGGACTCAGGGCAGGGGATGTTCATCAGTTCGTTGCCTAACAATCTAATATCGTCCTTGCTCACCGCTTCGAACTCGTAAAAGTAGTTGCAGCGGTCAAAGTAGTAGGCATTGATCTGGCTGAGCCTGTCCATTGCGTTCTGCATGCCCACCAGGATCACCACCGCGAGCGTCTCATCTACCAAATCTCTGATCGCTCCGAGTAACTGGGGATAGCGGAAGGCATAATCAATCTCATCGATGATGATGACTGTCTCCTCATTATTCAGGAGCAGTTGAATACATTGCTTGTAAATATTGTTGGTAGTACCCGCCGGGAGATAATCGCCCATGCCTATGCTTCGGTACAGGTTCTGCAGCAGTTCCTTGGCAAAGATCTTGGGTGTGGTTGTAGCTTCCAGTCTGATATAGACGTAGCCCCGAGTACAGGCGACGCGGCTGGCATAGGTAGTTTTACCGAGGCCGGGTCTGCCATACAGCATACCCAGTCCCACCATCTCCAGACGGGGACGCTTAAGCAGGAAGTCGATACACTCATCGGCTTTCTGGACGTTGTGGATCGGGACAAGTTTTCCTTGCTTCATCTAATCCTCCTTATTTGATTCCGATCGTCTTGAGCATTTTCTTGAATTCCTCATCGTCAAAGGGATCGAACTCAGTTGATCCTTCGATAAGATCTTGATTTTGATTGGTGTTGACCGGTTCGGGTCGGCTGGCGGCTATTGCCTGTTCCTGCTCGATTACCATCTGTTCCAGTCTGGCGATCTCCTCTTCCGGACCCGGAGCGGGAGCCTCGATCATGGGTGCTTGAAGGAAGGCGGGGTTGTCATCAGCCGGGATCTCGTTGCTGTAGCTCATGAGCAGCTTATCCACCGACTCCTGATTGTTGCGCACAAAGCTCCGGGTCCGCTGTTCGGTCAGCCGCTGCAGCTTCTTGATCTGGGTGTATTCCTTACGGTATTCCTTATGCGACTTGCTGTTCTGCATATCGGCCTGGATGAACGGATGCTGGGTCTGGCGCAGGGAAGCCTGACAGATAAAGACATCCGACTCGTCATAGACCAGTATCCATCTTGCATCAGCCAGATCGTATCTGATGACCACCGGCTTGCCCATGTGGAAGACCAGATCAGGATGCCAGTACTTAAGCTTGTTCAGTACGATACCCTCGCTGCGGATGGCTTTGCGCTCCACGCTCAGCATCATGAAGTTGAGCCGGGAGGGATTGACCAGCCTATCCTGAGGTTTGGGAGCCGAGCTGAACACCTCCCAGGGTTTGCGGTTATCCAGTCCCCGGTGGGGAGTGATACCATATACGTATCTGAAATAGTAGCCGATCATCTGCATCGCTTCCTCAATGGTGGGCGGCTCGCAGGCATAGAGCTTCTTGATCCACTTCTCGTTACGCATCAGAGTGGCGGGCTTATCGGCTATATCGGCTCCCCGGAAGCTGCTGATGAAGCGTTCGAACTGCTCCTGAAAGGTCCGGAAGAACCGCTCTATGATCTTGGCCTTGGCATTGTAGCTTTCGGCGAACTGGGCTTTGATCCCCAACTTGGGGAAGATGCCGCCCAGTTCCTTGGCCAGGTCATGCCCTTCCCACTGCTCGTGGAACAGCTTGCTTTTGAAGGCCCTGCCATTATCGAGATAGACATACTGAGGCAGGGCTCCCCAGTTGAGGAAGCCGTTGCGGAAGGCAGCCTGGATGTGCTGGCTGTCCTCGGTGAAGGCAAGCGTGGCCCCCACCGGATATCTGGAAGCCCAGTCGAAGACCAGGATCATGGTCATGCGTTGTGCTTTCCCGGTCTTGGGATTGAGGATATCAAAGGCCAGGACATGCCCGTCGGCTACCCATACTTCGCCTACGCTTAGTAGTCTGCTATCCCTATGGATGGTCTTGATGATGTGCTCGGCTACGAACTTGCTGCCCTGCCTTGCCTGCTCCCAGATTGCCAGGTTGTCATCCCGCCATTCTTCAACCCATCTTCTCAGCGTGGGCACTGAACTGGGTGAGTCGATCAGTCCGGACTCGGCTTTGGCTTTCAGAAACTTGAGAGCGCTACCGATGCTGATCCGGTTGGGATGCAGCAGGATCGCCAGCAGCACCTTACCCTCCAGTTCGGTAATCTTGCGCTGCCGCTTCTGATAGCGGTTGCCATGTAGGAGGGCATACATATCCTGCTCGCTCTCTTCATAGCGTCCCAGCCAGATGCGTAAAGCCCGTTCGGTGCGTTTGCCTTTCAAGGCATAGAGTTCCGGTGCCAGGGTACCATTATTGTATTCAGTAGTGATCAGTTCCCATTCCCGGCCTTTGGACTCGCTATGCTGAAGCCGTTCCAGCACTGTAGTGCAGAAGTATCCCATCAGCTTAGCTTCGTTACCGCATTTGACCGGCACCCGTTCTTGAGGCGTAAAGTCGATGTATTCATCTTCAGGATCGTCTGGAACGCATAACTCACTTTCCGGGATGATACTACCATCCGGCTTGGTGATCTTAGCCGGCGGGACAGATTGATCAGGCACCGGTGTAACATTCGGTTTGATCTCCCGGCTCTTCCCAATCTGGTTAAGCAAATCCTGCTTACCCTTCCAATCGGGATAGATGCTCTGATAGAGCTCCACGTAGGCCAGAGGATCGATTTCATCATAGATGCTCATGCTTGTCCTCCTCGCTGTATTTGTAGATCAAAGCGCTATGCAGGTCTTTGCCATCTACCTGGAGAGTGATCTCAATGAAGCCGGCAGGTACTATGTTCCTGGTCCGGCAGTCCGCCATCTCCTTTATATATAGGGAAGGTTCGGTCAGCAGGAAGGTCTTCATGACCTTGTAACCGTCCTGCTCAACCAGATGCTTATGCACTTCAATCCGATTGCGCTTGATATAGCGCCATACGGTACGGGTGGAGCAGCTCATCAGCTCCGCCGCCCGCTCTACGGTCAGCCATACTGACCTTATCTTGTTCTTGCTCATGTTCAGCCTCTGCCAATATTCTTCAACTACAGGTAAAACCACTGTGACACCTCCGTTCCGGTGGCGTGTCACAGTGGTTGGATAATCTGTCACAGTGGTGCCCTTATTCAGGCCTGGCGATCTGTCACAGCGTTCAACATATCTACTGATCAGCATCGGCAGCTTTTTTCTCCGATCGGAAGTGTGTGTGACACCTGTCACAGAGGTCGGTGTGTCACAGAGGTCGTCCTTGACCCTATTATCTCCTGGCTCGTAAGTAGTCGCTTTCAT